AACTAGAGCCAGTCGCCAACTTTTATCGGGAACCGTTGAAGAACGAAACAAGTTAGCGACAACGGTTACTTCGGCAGACACTTCTATTGTGCTGTCCTACGATCTGGGTGGGTTCCGTGAAGGTTCAGTTATTGAGATTGAATCAGAGTTGATGTATGTATGGGAGTCTTCCACAGCAACCAAAACTTTGACTGTTCAACGAGGCTACGACGGCACTACCGCAGTAGCACACACCAATGGTGTTCTCGCCACAGTAAACCCAAGATTCCCACGTCAACAAATGTTGGATTCTTTGAACTCTGACATTGATGATCTGAGTTCCACAATGAACGGCCTGTTCCGTGTCGTGGCACAAGACATTACTTATAACGGGTCTGACCGTCAAATCAATTTGACTTCAGCTACGGGAATTATCGACCTGATTGATGTCAGGTTGCGTTATTTGGCTGACGACTATCCGGTGATCCGTAAGGTCAGGTTGCAACGTAATTTGCCGACAGCAGATTTTGCGTCAGGTTTCGCTATCGTTTTTGATGAACCGGTTATGGCTGGTTCTTTGCGGGTTGTTACGAAACGTGAGTTCACTCGTGCTTCTAGTGAGTCATCGGATTTGCAGTCGGCGTGTTTCGTGCCGCAATCTTGTGAGGACATTTTGGAGATGGGTGTTTTGTTGCGGATGATGAACGGGCGTGAAATTAAACGGAACTTTATCGAATCGCAAGGTGATACCCGTAGATCGGATGAGGTGCCTGCTGGTTCTACACGGGATTCGTTGACGAACATTCAAAGGTTGCGTCGTGAACGTATCATCGCTGAAGCGGCACGACTTAAACAGCAGTATCCACTAGTTTTTAGGAAGTAGCCGATGGCTGCATACTTAATAGATTTTACTACCGCTTATAGTCCTGCGCCCACGTTTTATACGGGTACGGGTGCAACAACTCTTGTACCTAACATTTTCCCTGTCGCTATCAACGGTAGACCGTATCTGATTGATTTGAAAGCTGGTTCGTTTCAACGGCAATATGATGCGCGTGTCCGTGATTCGGTTGACCAGTCTGCTGAACCTGGCGAGTCGGCGATTAACCCGCAAGGTTTGTGGCGACGTTCTCAGTCGTCTTGGCATTATGGTGCCGGTCAAACTTATGGTGATACTGCTGACGCTGAAGCGTTCAGGTTTAACACTTCGAAAGGTGTTGATGTTTGGAGCAAAGGTGAAGCAACTTTATTAAAGGATACGACACAGGTGTTGGCTGATAGTGCGGCGACGTTGCAGGCTTTGACTGTTGGTACACGACTGTATGTGGGTACTGGTGGCGATGTTAAATATACAACGGATCTTTCGACGTTCACGAACTGTACGAGTGAACCTGCTGGCAACGTTGGCGGTATAGCTACTGACGGTTTCAATGTGTTTGTTGCGTTCGCAAGTCACGGTATCCATAAGGTCACTACTAGTTCCGATGCGTTCAGTTCGTACATTTCGGGTACTGACACGTTCGTTAATTTGCGTTACGTTAAAGGCCGTTTAATGGCTTCGGAAGATAACGATGTCTATAACTTCACTTCTTCGGGTGGCCCAGGTTCACCGTTGTTCAGTCACGCAAACACAGGGTTTCGTTGGGTTGGTTTCGCTGGCGGTCAGAACCAAATCTATATGGGTGGGTTCGCCGGTAATCAGTCGCTTGTTTATCGAACAACTATTAAAGCTGATGCAACATCGTTGGATACTCCGATTGTTGCGTTGGAGTTACCTGCCGGTGAGATCATCACGGGTTTGGATTCGTATTTAGATTTTGTTTTGATTGGCACTACGAAAGGTATCCGTGTGGCTACGTCGGACACTAACGGGAACCTTGTGTCAGGTCCACTTATTCAGATTGGTTCGTCGGTTACTTCGTTTAGTGGTGAAGGCAGGTTTGTTTGGTTTAACTGGACTAACTTTGATGGCACTTCGACAGGGTTGGGTCGTTTAGATTTGGGTGTGTTCATTTCAACTAACCAGCCTGCTTATGCTTCTGATCTGATGGTGACAGCGCAAGGTGCTGTCAGTTCGGTGAACACGATCAATAGTCGGCCTGTGTTCGTGGTGGTGGGTTCAGGTATCTATGTTGAACATGCAACCAATCTTGTTGCGTCAGGATATTTGGAGTCAGGTATTTATCGTTGGGGTGTACCGGATGCGAAGTTTGTGCCGAAATGGGATTTGCGTTGCCGACCTTTGAACGGGTCTGTAACTTTGTCTATTAAAACTGATGGTGGTTCGTACCACGATTTTCAGGCGTTCAGTTTGGTTGGCGGTAAAGAGAAAACGATTAACGGTTTAGAGGACAGAGTGTTTGAGGCTGAGGTGAAACTTACTTTGGGTAGGTCGGCTACCAGTAACACGGTTAGCCCTGAGGTAACTAGGTGGATGGGTCGTGCTTATGCTGCACCGTTGCGTTCACAGATTTTTTCGGTGCCACTCATTATGCACCACAAGTTGAGTATTCGTGGCAGGGAGTATTTCCAGGATGTTGACAACGAGATGCGGTTTTTACGCGATTTGGTGGACACCCCCCGTATTGTCACCTATCAGGAGAACGAGGAGACTTTTTCGGTGATTGTTGAGAATGTCCAGTTTGAGGTTTTGGATGACTCGAATGTTCATAACCGTTGGGATTGGGAAGGAACCGCTACTGTTATTATGCGATCAGTAGCGTAGTGTATACTTCAGGAGACTTATGGCAGCAGTAACTAGACGACAGTACAAAGGTGCGGCGGCGGCTACTACGACGACGAACGCTCTCGGTGTTGGTGATACTTCGGTAACTTTGACGGCGACTACAGGTTGGCCTTCGTCTGCTGGTGTGCCGTTTTATGTGGTGATTGATCCAGGTACTTCAGCTGAGGAGAAATGTTCGGCGACGATCTCTGGTTCTACTTTGACTTTGACTCGTGCGCAGGATGATACGACTGCTGCGGTTCATGCTTCGGGTGCGACGATCTATCCGGTGTTCACGGCTGATGATGCTGATGAGGCGAATCAGTTTGCGTCGACGATGACTACTCGTGGTGATTTGTTGACGATGGGTGCTGGTCCTACGGTTGGTCGTATCGCTATTGGTGCTTCGGGTTATGTGCTAACTTCTGATGGTACGGATGCTGCTTGGGCTGTTCTTCCGCCGAGTGTTGCTGGTGACAGCGACCAGTTGGTTATAGGTTCACAGGTATTCGCTTAATATAGGAGAAACATGGCAACATTCACTAAAAAGATTCTTTCAGGTAGCACAGACGGTAAAGCAATTAAGGTTGCTGCTACCGCTACTGCTGGTACAACGATTCATACAGGTTCGGCTACAGCGACCACACTTGATGAGGTTTGGATCTATGCGGTAAACAGTTCTGCGTCATCGGTTAAGTTGACGATTGAGTGGGGCGAGGCTACTGCACCTGATGGCAACATCGAGGTGACTGTGTTGCCTGAAGCTGGTTTGGTGACAGTTATTCCAGGGTTGTTGTTGAAGGGTAATGCAACTGCGCTTGTGGTTAAGGCTTTTGCTGGGACTGCGAATGTTATTTGTCTTCATGGTTATGTGAATCAGATTACGGTTTAGTTATGGCTTATACTTCTAGCCAAATTGTTCAAGCAGTTCCGATTCCTAAAGGAATTATTCAGGTTGTACAAGCATTCAAATCAGATACTTTTACTTCAAGTAGCACAAGTTATGCAGATATTACAGGTTTAAGCGTAACTATTACGCCGACTTCATCTTCAAACAAAATTTTAGTTATGTCAATCGTAAATGGTTCGGGTGTGTCTGCTCAAGGTTCTGTTGCTTTGCAACTTTTGCGAGGTGCAACAGTCATTGGTAGTGGTGATACGGCTGGTAGCCGCAGTATTGGCTATGTTGAATTAGACGCATCAACTGGCAGTAATCGTAATAGTGCAGGCATTTATTTGGATAGTCCTGCGACAACATCTGCGACAACATACAAAATTCAAGGTAAAATGGTTGCAGGTTCGGGAACTTGGACTATTAACCGAAGTCCGACCGACACCGATAATGTTGCGTATATGCGAACATCATCAACTATTACAGTTATGGAAGTAATCGTATGAGCGACTACGCAGCAATTTTGACAAGCCGTTACGCAGGCAAACAATGGACATTAGACGGCGACAACTATGACGGTTTAACTTGGCTATCAGATTCTCCGAAGCCAAGCAAAGCAACCCTTGATAATTTGTGGGCAGAAGTGCAAACAGAAATTGCTAACGAAACATCATTGAAGCAGGCTGCCCGTCAATCGGTGTTGGATAAACTTGGTTTGACAGCAGACGAAGCACAAGCGTTACTGGGCTAAGTCGTGGGTTCTCGCCGTGATGGTGGATATGTTTCGGCTTACACGATTCTGCCAACACCCGCTAATGAGGTTGTGGTTGATTACCTCGTTGTCGCAGGTGGTGGCGGTGGCGGTAACGGTGCGATTAGTGTAGAAAACGGTGGCGGTGGCGGTGCTGGTGGTTTGCGTAGCACAGTTACCGCAACAGGTCGCGGTGGTGATTTAGAAACTGCGTTATTTCTTGTGCCAGGCACAAGTTACACCGTAACTGTTGGTACTGGCGGTGCATCTAACACGAATGGTTCCGACAGCGTTTTCAGTACTATTACTTCGACTGGTGGTGGTCGTGGTGATGGTACAAATGCGGCTGCTATTGGTGGTTCAGGTGGTGGCGGGGGTGGTTTCAGTTTAGGTACTGGTGCGGCTGGTACAGCAAATCAAGGTTTTGCTGGCGGTAACGGCGGCAGTGACAGCGGCGGTGGGGGTGGCGGTGCAGGTGCGGCTGGTGTTGCTGGTAATACTGCTACTGGCGGTGCGGGTGTCGCAACTTCAATTTCTGGTTCATCTGTAACTTATGCTGGCGGTGGCGGCGGCGGCGGTGCGGCTTCTGGTGCTGGTGGTGCTGGCGGTGGTGGTGCTGGTGGCGATAATGATGCCCCTACAGCAGTTGTAGCAGGCACAGCCAACACGGGCGGTGGCGGTGGTGGTGGTCGTGGAAGCACAAGCGAGGCTGGTGGTGCTGGCGGTTCAGGTATTGTTATTGTGCGAACAGTATCTACTGCACGAGAAGCGACCACGACAGGTTCACCGACTGTAACAACTTCGGGCGGATATCGAATCTACAGTTTTACTGGTTCGGGAACGATTACTTTCTGATGTCTGCTTACTCTGACCGTTCTCGTCGTTCTTTGGGTTATGTTTCTTCGCAGGTTGTGGTTTCTGCTACGACTTTGGGTGTTACTCCTACGGTTGATTATCTTGTTGTTGCTGGCGGTGGTTCGGGTGGTGGTTCTCAAGTTCAAGATACTGCTGGCGGTGGCGGTGGTGCAGGTGGTTTGCGTTCAAGTGTTACAGCAACAGGTGGTGGCGGTTCTTTAGAAACGGCATTAGGTATTACCCCAAACACAACCTACACAATCGTAATCGGTGCAGGCGGAACAGGTGCATCAACTAATACAGGAACAAATGGTAGCGATTCGTCGTTTGCAACAATTACATCAACTGGCGGTGGTGGTGGTGGAAAATATAACGAACAAGGTTTAAGCGGTGGGTCTGGTGGTGGTGGTGGTTCAAGCGCAACAACCGCTCAAGGTTCAGGAACTGCTAATCAAGGTTTTGCTGGTGGCACTAAAGGCGCACAATCTGGTGGTCAAGAGGCTAGTGGTGGCGGTGGTGCAGGTGCTGCTGGCAGTAATTTGGCAACTAATCTAGTTGGTTCTGCTGGTGGTGCAGGCGTAGCAGTTAGCATTACGGGCAGTTCGGTTTCATACGCTGGTGGTGGTGGCGGTGGCGGTAATACAACTGGTGGGAGTGGTGGCACAGGTGGTGGCGGTAACGGCAGTAGTGGAAATACGGTTGGCGTTGCTGGCACAGCAAATTCGGGTGGCGGTGGTGGTGGTTCATCAACGCTTACCAGTCCTGCTTTTGCTGGTGGTGCTGGCGGTAGCGGAATCGTAATCCTTAGATACTCAGACTCATACGCTTTAGCCCAAACAACAACAGGTTCGCCTACAGTAACAACTTCAGGCGGATACAGAATCTACTCGTTCACGGGTAGCGGAACAATTACATTTTAGGAGAAAAACTTATGGCACATTTCGTAAAAATAGAAAACAATCTGGTAACAAACGGAATCGTTATTAGCAACGATGTCTGCGGTGAACCGACATTGACATTCCCTGACACTTGCGCTGCTGGTCGTGCGTTCATTGCTAACACCCTAAAGTTTGATGGCGTATGGAAACAAGTTTCATACAACGGAAACTTTCGCAAACAATACGCTGGCATCGGATACACCTACGATTCGGCTGCCGATGTGTTCGTAGCACCACAACCGTATCCTTCGTGGGCTTTGGACAGCAACCATGATTGGCAACCACCAACACCAAAGCCTGAAGGCGAGTACTCTTGGAACGAAGAAGAACTTGAGTGGGTCGCAATCTAACTAGGTGGCTTATACCGCTACCAGCAATCCTGTTTGCGTTAATACCACAGAACGCCAACGCTGAACCGACACCAGGTTTAGCAACAACCTACTACACCGTCGACGCAATACCACCAGTCCAGTCGACTAACGAATATCCTGTCTGCGGTACAGAGACAGAGAACAACATCAACCGTTCCTATGACGGTGAACCATACGAGAACTGCACAGGCGACCTGTTCATGGTTCACATAACAGGCTACATAGACATCCCTGAACACAACACGATTGAGTTCTGGTTGGCGTCAGATGACGGCGGTGAGATAACTATTGACGGCAACACGTTCGGTGTTTGGTATGACCAAGGATGTTCAGCAACCGAATCAGGTCCACTACAACTAGACGCAGGCAGCCAACCTTTAGAACTGTGGATGTACGAGAATGGTGGCGGCACCTGCATAATGCTTGCCTGGAACATCAACGGTCAAGGCTGGGAAATGATCCCCGACTCCGCGTTCACTACTAGTAGTAGCCCAACCACCACAACAACAACCACGACCACGACAACCACAAGCACGTTGCCAGAAACAACAACAACAACTTCAACCACATCCACGACTTCATCTACAACAACCCTTCCACAAGAAACGACCACAACGACTTCGACAACTCTTGCACCAACAACCACGCAAACGACAACAACAACGTCAACGACGACCATCCCAATTCAAACAACGACCACAACTTCTGCACCATACACTCCCCCTCAGACAACGATTGCTATTCCCACCATCGAGACTCAACCGATAACCACCATAACCGTACCCGAAACCATAGTTGTCTTACCCGAAACCACAGCACCAGAAACATTTATAACCGAACCTTTAGAAGAAGCGACAACAACCACAACCGGACCCGAAACATTTATAACCGATCCTGACGGTCCTGTAGAAGAACCTGTTTTGCCTGTTCAGACAACCATTCTTGAGACATTTTTTCCCGACTACGAAGATGGGCCTGTTCTTGACGAAACAGAACAGCCAACAGACATAACAGAGCTGCCGGAATATATATCAGAAACAACACTATTAGAAGTACAGGATTCATCACCCATCACCCTACCCGAACTTGTGACCGACGAACAAGTAGCAGAAGTATTAGAAGAAGTCATCGAAGATGAACCTGTCACCGATAAACAAGTAGAACAAATCCTAGAAACCCTCACCGAAGCCGCACCTGAACAAATTGTTGCCGCCATCACCCAAGTCCTAGCCGCAGACATCACCTCAGACCAAGCCACCGAAATAGCGTCAACACCCGAAGTCCTAGCCGCCATCACCGAAACTCAGGCTGAAGAACTCTTTGAACAAATCGTCGTAGAAGAACTATCCGACACCCAACTAGAAGCCTTCACCGAAGCCATCCAAGAAGCCCCAACAGAAATCAAAGAAGCGTTCGAAAAAACTATTGACATCTTCAGTTCACAATTCGAAAACTATGTACCGACAGGCTCAAACATCCCCGTCGGTGAACGCCGAACCCTCGTCGCTGTAGGTGCGCTCATCGCAGCAATCCCACCTACTAGGATCAGAAGATAATGAAACACATCATCAACTACGTGAGGGATAACACTTGGACCTGGGTGGGTACCGGCATGGTTCTAATCACCTTGTCAGGGCCTACCTTAAGACAGGCGTTACTCTTAACAGGTATCGGCATAGTGCTACACTCGTTGATATCCCTAACACAAAAGGACCCAGAATGAACTCCATGATTGCCAAAACCTTAGACCTTACACAACGCCTCGTATCGCTGTTCATCGCATCAGCCCTACCGATCATCACCGGTGGCGCAATCCTCGGAGTCGACGTAGTTAAATCCGCTGGTGTCGCAGGCCTGACAGCCTTGTTCGGTGTTGTACAGAAACTTGCCGCCGCATCAGTTGACGGCGAACTCACATCAGAAGAAATCTCGGCAGCGTTCGGAACCAAAGCCAAAAAGAAGTAATGAAAAAGAAACCAGTTTGGGAAACAAAAAACCCAAAGAAAAAATCTACACCACTCAGCAAAAATCAAAAGGCTTCAGCGAAAGCATCAGCGAAGAAAGCTGGTCGCCCATACCCGAACCTTGTTGACAACATGAACGCGGCTAAGAAAAAGAAGTAATGCCTAAAACTGCGGCATGGCAACGCAAAGAAGGCAAAGACCCCACCGGTGGGTTGAACGCTAAAGGTCGAGCCTCTTACAAAGGTGGCACCCTCAAACCACCTGTGTCTGCTGCGCAAGCGAAACGATCACCTAAAGCTGCGGCTCGACGCAAATCGTTCTGTGCAAGAATGGGTGGTATGCCAGGCCCTATGAAAGACTCTAAAGGTAGACCGACACGTAAAGCGTTGGCGTTACGAAAGTGGGATTGTTGATGTCCAAGAAAGTTGCGTGGGATTACATTGTCCCTATCGTTATGCCAGCCGACCTGAAAGGTGTTGAGCCAGGGAAACTACCTGAGAACTTGTTACGCCCAATCAAAGGTGGCGGCAAACTGCATTGGCGGGCCGCTGACGCATGGAACGCTATGGTCACGAAAGCCACATTGGATGGTGTGCTTCTTAAACCGACTAGTTCCGGCGACCTGTATCGCACATACGAGTCACAGAAGGCAGGGTTTCTGCAACGGTACCGGCTTGATCCGATTCCTGGTGCGTCAACGAAAACGTTTGAAGGTAAAACTTGGTATCTACGAAAAGGTATGGCGATGTTGGCAACCCCTGGGAAGTCGAACCATAATCTCGGTTTGGCTGTTGATGTTCATTCCGCTGGCGAACCAGCACGAATCAAATGGTTGATAGCAAACGTCAAAGACTTCGGATTTTCTTGGGAAGTTGTACCGAGCGAACCGTGGCATTTGCGACTAGTCACCGGTGATAGCCCTACCCCTGCTGTACAAGCATGGGTTGACACACACAAGGCCGTATGACATGGATGGCGGTTGGGCGTTAATTCTTTCGGCTGTAGTAACAGCAGTCGGTGGAGTGATCGTCACAATAATTAGTGTGTTCCGCAAAGAAAACAAGTCAGATCATGCTGTTGTCACAGGAATGTTGCAACATATTTACCGTAGTGTGAGCCGTGTTGAAACAAAAGTGGATAAGGTTGACACCCGACTGACAAAACATCTAGTGTCACACGGAGAAGAAGGACTTGACAATGGGCGAAAAGTTGACCACACTAGAGTTACGGCGGATAAGAAAGTATCTAAGTAAGGTATATCCAGGGGTCGCTGAACAAGACGACCTGTGGGATGTTATTTCTAAACTAGACAAACTCATTATCGAAGGGGCCAAACATGACAAACAAAACAAAGCCAACAGCCGGAAGTGAAGTTCTTTTAGAAGCACACACCCTTGTTAACGGTGCTAGACAAAACGATTACGGTCATCCAGCTGACGACTACCGTAAAGTGTCAGACATTTTTTATACTCTCACCGGCATCGAGTTGGAAGTATCTGAAGCAATCCTGTTTATGGTGTCAGTCAAACTGGCCCGCCTTCGCACGAACCTTGAACACGACATCATTCATCACGACAGTCTCGTGGATGCGCTCGGCTATCTCGCCTGCTTAAACATGGCGGCAGAATAGTGGGTGCTTTCTACGATGAGTTGAAGTCGGCACACATAGAGAACGACAGCCTGTACAAGTTACGTAAAGCTTTAGGTGAAGAAGATTTCAAGGATCTAGTTAAAGCAATGAAAGACTCGTCAATTAGTGGTCGGGCTATTCATGCTGCGTTGGTTAAACGTGGCATCAACGTCATTGGGTTAAGCACATTTAATGCTTTACGAAAGACGTTCAATGAAAATATCTGACGAAGCGAACTACGAACAGCAGATCATAGACCTGCGTACCGCTTTACGCAAAGCACAGTTAGCTGAAGCGAAAGCAAAACTGAAGACAGCAGACTATGTGGAAGCCGTGTTCGAAGCAGCACGTCTGTCTTTGTTGGCGACACCACGCCCAACAGTTATCTTACCGGTGAAAGATAAACGCAAAATCAAACCTGAGGTTGCCCTCGTACATTTGACCGACTGGCAGGCAGGTAAACAAACCATCTCGTACGACATCTCTGTACTAGAAACCCGTATCGCTGACATGATTCGCAAAGTGATACAACTCACCGACATTCAACGCGCCCACCATCCTGTCAAAGAATGTGTAGTCATGTTGGGTGGCGACATGGTGGAAGGCGTAGGCATATTCCCAGGCCAACAGTTCGAGATCGGTGCGCACCTGTACGAACAAATGTTTGCTGTCGTGCGCATCATCGAGTCATCTATCCGTACCCTTGCCACAAACTTTGAGTCAGTCAAAGTGGTGTGCGAGTTCGGTAATCATGGTCGGCTTGGGCGCAAAGGCGACATGCCTGCCGGTGACAACATTGATCGCATCGCCTACCAGATTGCGTCAAACAACTGTGCCGACATCAAGCATGTCAAATGGCAGATGTCTGATGACTGGTACCAGATATTTGCTATCGGCAACTACAATGTGCTGTTGGTTCACGGCGACGAAATAGGGGCGTTCGGCTCTATTCTGCGCAAGGTTTCAGCCTGGTCTACCGGTGTCGTAGAATCATTCCATGACTGTTACATGGGGCATTTCCATACACCTACCGCGCTCACGATGGCGAACGGTGGCCGTGTGTTCGTAACAGGTTCACCTGAGTCGCACAACGAGTATGCCCGCACGTTCATCGCTGCTGTCGGTAAGCCAAGCCAACGCCTGCATTTCGTTGACCCGATCAAAGGTCGTGTCACTTCAGAGTATGTGTGCTGGCTATGAGAATCTGTTGCCAGCATTGTGACGGCATGGTTATCCATGATGAGACAAAAGTGGTCGGATGTCTCTGCGATCCGGATGCCCCGACGTGGATCGGTATAGCACGTGACGGGCGCATACTGTCGATGAGTTACGCATCATACGAATACATGCCGAAAGAAAACTAATGTCTTGCCCGTGGTCGCTTGTGTCAGTTCATTGGATAGACGCATACGATTCCGATAACGGTTGGATTGAAATAGAAACCTATAAACCTGAAGCCTGCCATGTTGTGTCGGTAGGTTTCCTATGGCCTGACTGCCTGCCAGGATACATTTCGATCACCGGTTCATACATGCCTGACGAGGTACCGAACCTTAAAACTATAGGGATGGTCACACATATCCCTGTGTCTATGGTGCAGAACGTGAAAGTTTTGGATCAAGCAAAAATTGATTTGACTTTGCAACACCCTGCCCGTATGCTTTAAGTAAATCAAACAAAGGGGAGTTATGAAAAAGAATTGGTACACAAGACCGAAACCTGAACACGGCACAACCGAATGGTTGAAAGCCCGATGGAAAAACGGGTTAGGTGAACCACAAATCACCGCATCAGTAGCAGCTGTAGTTCACGGGGCGCACCCGTTCAAAACCGCAGCAGACCTGGCAACAGAACTATTGGCTGCGCAACCACCACAACCTGAAGCACCGAACGCCGCTATGGACAGAGGCAACCGGCTTGAACCGACACTCATCAAATGGGCGGCAGACAAACTGAACAAAGTTTTGTACACACCAGACGTGCTGTACTGCTACGAAGAAGACGGCGTACGACTCATGGCAACACTCGACGCGTTAAGCATGGATGAACCTGACTTACGCCAAGTGATCGAGGTTAAGACCACTAAGAAACGTTGGACTGGCAAACTGCCTGACTACTGGTATTGGCAGGGTGTACAGCAGGCGATCTGTGCGAACGTGTTTAGTGTTGATTGGGCAATCTTTGACTCAGACCTGGACTTGCATCATCATGTGCAGAAGGTTTCTTCGGATGAGAAACAGTTACACATTGATGCTTGCCGAAAGTTTTTGGCAGCGATTGATTTAGGGATGTTGCCTGACGGTGCAGAGTACGAGTACCGTCACATCTCGAACATATATCCGCAAGGCCAAGATACGACAGTTGATTTACCGGCAAACATCAAAGAACATTTTGTTTATCTTAAAAAGATTAAGACACAGATGAAAGAACTAGAAGACCACGAAGATAAATTGAAAGCAGAAATTTGTGCGATCATGGGAGAAGCAGAGTACGCCACGTTGGGAAACAAGTTGGCTTGCACTTGGAAAACTTCGACACGCACATCGTTAGATCAAAAGAAACTAGAACAAGAACACCCTGCGTTAGTAGAGAAGTATAAGAAAACATCAACCATTCGCACATTCCGTGTGACAACCAAAGGAGAATAACAATGGAACTAAAAGAAATCATCAGCGCATACGGGGTACCTGATCCGTCTATCGTCGGGAAACTACCGCGAGGCGGCATCACGCTCGACTTCGTGGGTCACGCAGAAATCAACCGCATCCTCATCGACATTGATCCGATGTGGAACTGGTCGCCTGTCGAGTTTGTGAACGGCAGACCAGCGATCACCGAAACAAACGGCATGGCAACCATGTGGGGACATTTAACTATCCTCGGCAAAACAATGTTGGGTGTCGGTTCGGTACGTTCAGACAAACCTGACTTAGACAAAGAACTTGTCGGCGACTTCTTGCGTAACGCATCTATGCGTTTCGGGATCTGCTTATCACTCTGGTCCAAGTCAGAGTGGGAAGAACACCCTGTTGCGGCACCGAAACCTGCCGGTGTTGTCAGCCAAGAAAACATTGACCGATTCAAAACAGCTTGCAAAGAAGCGAACCTTGACCCGAACCTGGTCGCCAAAGAAGCAGGCGTACTACTTGTCGGATTGAAAGACACAGACATGGCTAAGTTGCGTGACACGTTCAAGAAAATGAAAGACGCACCGGCACCAAAGCCGACAGATATTCCGTTGTCAAACTTGGAAGCCGAAGAAGCAGTCGTCGCCTTGTTTAACGCAACGCCTGTCGAAGCGGTACATTCACCGAACATTAAACCGAAAGACCTTAACACCAGGGCAACAGCGGCACAGGTTGGCAAACTTAAAGCATTGATGTTCGCTAAAGGTTTTGACACACCGGAATCCAAACTGGAGTTGGCTGTCGGTTCGGTGAAGCATCCTTTACATGACTTGAACGAGATGACAAAAGGTGAGGTCTGGGAACTTATTGAAACCCTAGACCCTCGATGACCGATGAACGCAAAGGTGAATGTCAAGGCAACCGAGACAAATGCAACCTACCTGAATGTCCGAAGTTCGGGCTGCTCACTCGCCCATCTCGTGACGGTAAGCGACGGGTCCGTGGATGTAACGATCCTGCGGCTAGGGGGAAAAGGAATCGAACTAAAGGTGATGCTAAAGCCCGACATGCCCGACGCAAGCTGGGATTATCTGCGACAGGTAACGCAGGTTCTCGGCATGAAGAACATTGGGGCGGTCTATTTCGCGTTGAAGTTAAAGCCGGTGCGCAAGTTGGCCCTATCGAGACAAGGTTTCGGTCAGCGAAACAGCAATCGGATGCTTCGAAAGCGTTGGGAGATATCAGACCGTTCGCTATGATCGCTATGCCTGAAGGTAACTCTGATGGGATAGTGTTGATGACACTCAACGAGTTCGCAGAACTGATAGCCCTTATACGGTAAGGGTTAAACCGAATCAACTAAGGTAAAGGGAGAACAAAATGGATGCACTATCACGGCTATTTGCCGTACTCACGGTAAGTTTCACGGTTGGGGGTGTCACAAGCCTCGCCGAAACACCCCCTGTGGTGAACACAGCACCGACGGTTATCGTCGCACAGAACGCAATACAGCGCGTCTGGCGTGACCCTGCCGCCAACACCAAAACCAAAGCCCTATGCCCCCAATGGTGGGATGTAGCCCTGACAGCAGGCTGGCAACCCGACCAACTCCGCACCCTAGACCAAATCATTCACCGCGAATCACGGTGCCTGAAACTGGCCCACAACACCACCCTGAACGCCGACGGGTCAACCGATCTTGGCCTAACCCAAATCAACGACAGGTCATGGTGCAAACCAACCCGCTACTATCCTGCCGGATACTTGCAAACATTAGGTTTAATCCAGTATTGTGAAGACTTATTCGATCCGCAAACAAACCTTAGATCAGCCAAAGCAATCTATGACTACGCCCAAAAAACCAACGGAAACGGGTTCACACCCTGGGGAAAGTGAAGCTATGGGAGAAATACTTACTTCATACAAATTGATGGACAAGAACACCGACTGGATGGAGAACGCCAAATGCCACACCAAAGACGGCATATCGTGGTTCCCTGAGATCGGTGAAAGCCATCTTGTCGGCGCAGCAAAAAAGTTCTGCTCAAACTGTCCGGTGCGGGAACGATGCTTAAAGTTTGCGCTCGACAACGAAATCATGTACGGAGTTTGGGGTGGCAAGTCATCGTCGGATCGTCGCAGAACTTTACACAGCCGCAAATATAAGGCTAGGATGGGGTTATGACCGATACATTGGCAGCAGAGTTAGCGATGTGGGATGCCCGATGCAACGATTTGCAAAACAGTTTAGATCGTGTACGAGAAGAACGCGACGACCTAAAAACAGAAGCACGAATACTAGAAGCAGCGTTAACAGAATCTCAACGACAGCTCGCCATCTATATGCAAATGGTTGAACGAATGAGAGTAGCAATGGCCCAGGGTATTGAACTCTGATCCAAATAATTAACCCACTAAAAAACTATCTTAAAGGCGGAACATTTATGTCAGCATCATTCTACAAACTTAAAGACGACACATGGGGTGTGCGCATCAAAGAGTTCGCAGGCGAACCAAACATGGAAGTCGAAGTCACAACGAAAGCCGGTGACACAAAGACTGTGATCCTCGGCAAACGTGTCGCCAAATTCGATGACGCAGAACTATGGTCACTCACACCAACAGGCACCGTGAACGTCAGTACAACAAAACCAGCACCAAAACCAGCACCAGCACAAGTAAACTTGGCTGACGAAGAACCGTTCTAACCAAACATTAAAGGGGCAACATGAAAGTTTTAAGTTTATTTAGCGGTGTCGGCGGCTTCGACATGGGTTTAGAAAACGCAGGCATGGAAACCGTATTCCAATGCGAATGGGACAAACACGCCAACACAATCCTCAACAAGCATTGGCCGCATGTCCCGAAATGGGATGACGTATCAACGCTCACAGGTGAACACATCCTTAGCAAAGCACCCGTCATAGATGTTGTTGCTTGGGGTTCACCATGCCAAGACCTATCGGTCGCAGGCAAACGCAGCGGATTAGAAGGCGAACGATCAGGATTATTTCACGAAGGTATACGCATCATCAAAGAACTACGAAAGGAAACTAATGGACAATATCCACGAATCTCTATTTGGGAAAACGTCGTCGGCGCACTCAACTCCAACCGAGGTGCTGACTTCGGGATCATCCTTGACGAAATGGCTGAAGCAGGCGCGATGGTCATTGAATGGGCAGTCTTGGATGCGCAATACTTCGGAGTACCCCAACGACGAAGGCGCGTGTTCGTCATCGCTATCTTCGATCCTGTCCTCGCCGAACGATGTCCAGAAACGTTATTACCTGTCGCCGAAAGCTTGCCAGGGCATCTTGCGAAGGGCAAACCGGCGAGGAAAAGTGCTACCAGCAAGACTGCAACGAGCGTTGGAACAGATGGTGGCATCCTCGGATCAGACATAGTTGGTTCACTAAATACTTCGGATGCCAAGATGATTAGCAGCCAGTATGTTCGTGAGAACAAATGTGTAGTAGAACCGTTCGTGAAATCTAGTCGCGCACAAACAGCAGATGACTCCGAAACATGGGTAGAAGGCGCAGTAAACCCAACACTCAACTCATTTGACCAGGGCGATGTTCGAGCCACAACAGCCATCGTGTTCGAGAACTCGTATCGTGATGGCGCACGAATAGCAAACGACGGTGTAACACAAACCTTGTCGGCGAAGATGGGTACTGGTGGTGGCAACACACCGATGCTCGCCTTTGACACACAGTTCGGAAGCAACGCAAACGTCACCGAAAACATTGCACCAACACTCAAATCATCACAAGCACCACCATCAGTTGCCTACCCGATCCAAGATGGGCGAGACATAGAAAAACATCAGAACGGTTTAGGTGTAGGCGACGAACATTCACCAGCGTACACAATCGACCAGACAGGTGCGCAAGCGGTTGCTTACGGTATTCAAGGCAGCATGATCGGCAGACAGGATCACAACGGGCCAGCAGGCAAAGGACACACCGAAGAAGGCGACCCGATGTTCACACTCACCAGCACCGATGTTCATGCAGTTTCGCAAGAAGAACCAACCGTGTTTCAACCTGGCACAATGGTACGGCTCAACGGTGGAGTATGGGAAGGCACAGTACCGACACTTCGAGCAGAATCTAAACGTGGCGACAATGAACCGCACATTCAAATACACAACGCCGAACCAACAATGGCAGTCAGACGACTCACACCGTTGGAGTGCGAACGACTAATGGGCTGGCCTGATGACCATACCCGATACAAAGCAGACGGCACCGAACAAGCCGACACAAATCGCTACAAACAATGCGGCAACGGCGTAGCGTCACCAGTAGCGCAATGGATTGCCAAACATTTACTTAAACTATGAGAACACCGATACAACAATGGCTCTGCCCAACATGCGGCAACACCGTCACCACCTACATAAAACTATCTGAACCACCGACATGCGCAAACAACCACCAAACACGAACCATGACCACAAAGGACAAACCAAAATGAACACCGGCACCCAACTACGCAATCAAGCTTTGGTAGATGTCGCCGTAAATGCCGACCCCGACTGGTGGCAACACGCCGTAAACATCGTTCAAGACATAGCAGCAACCAGTTTTGACTTCACTACCGATGACATTTGGTGCGAACTTGAACGCCAAAGTATCGCAACCCCGCACGAACCACGCGCAATCGGCGCGGTAGTGGTCGCCGTTAAACGCTTAGGGTTAATCGCACCAACGAACCGGTATCGGCCATCAAATAGGCCTGAGTGCCACGCTAGACCGATCAGGGTATGGCAAGCCGTATGAATTGGCAGCCGTCGCTATTCGATGACATCACCGACCCGTTAGCCGACAACGATACGCCACTCGCCGACTATACCGACATCGAGTTAGGCGAACTTGTTGCGTCGTGGCGGTTTATCGGCGACTAGATCGCCGTAGTTCACGCGCACCGGTAGCACCGTATCCACCGTAAAGTTCGCTGTATTCCATTCTGTAGATCGAATCGCACACTCGCAAGCTGACCGGCTACCCCAACCGTATGCGGCGTGTAGGTCGCGCACGAACGTCGTGCCAAGCCACTTGTATTCCCCCGCCCAATAACGCCCGTCGTGGCGTTGCGCTACCCACACGTGTCGGGGTAGGCGGTAGCGCGATATGAGATGCCGTCGAATAACTTGCCTAACTTAACGGGTGCGGCGGTATGCCCGCCACGCTAAATGCGTAAACGGGTAGACGCATAAAGCGCGGATAAACCAATCGAGACCGGTGCTATCGTTGCCGGTAAACAATGCGATCACAAATAGGATCAGGCACGTCGTTGTGAACGCGTCGGTAGTGTTCGTGCGGATCATTGGTTGTCTCCTTTGTTTAGTTGTTTAATCTCTTGCCTAAATAGTTGTTGCGCGTAGCGTTTAGTGTGGCCGACATATCGGCGGGCTACACGGTAGCCGTCGATGACATCGGAGATCAGGTAGCTTCCGTCGCGGTTGCGAACGATAATCATTTCTAGACTCCCATCTAGTTGCCCTATCTGGTAGGGGTAGGTTGATAGTATCCCGCCGCCGCCAACATCGACGACGACGGGCTACCGGTAGGGGGGTTTATTTTAGACGAACCGGCATTAGTAATTGTGCCAATATGCCTAGATCTGTAGTTGTCTCAAATTGAATCGGCTTGGTGTTGCCTTGCCAATTCTTTATGACTAGCGGTGTAGCCGTAGCCCTGCCGATTAGCTTGTCGTGCGCAGTTGTGATTCTGGCGAGATAGTCGCCGTTCACGCCTGTTGGCAACCACCCGTCGAACTTGTCGCCCGACAAGTTGAATACGGCGTTTACGTTCGGATACGACGCGTCGATGATATCGCCGCCCGCCGTTGTCGTCGCCGTCGCCCCCGTCGCCGTCATAACCCATCGTCGCCCGTCGCTCACTAGCTCTATTGTCGGCACCCCGTCGCGCTTTAATGTCTTATGCGCATTAGTTATCGCCGTCAGTAGTTCCCGCCCGTTAATCATTACGGTATCGCCGGTGGTTATCGCCGTGTCGGGGGTGAATATCGCCGCCGTGTAACTATCCGTCGCCGTTATCTGCCCCGCCCCAATAACGATTGCGCATAACCCTTGCCGCGCCGTATCGGTGCTTACGTGTTGAGACATCGCCCCAACGATGCGCACTAGATCCCCTAGTGTCGCCGTCGTTGTCGATGTCGCCGTGTCTTTATCTATCATCTCATAGACTCCCATCTATTGTTGGTTGTTAATCGGCCGTTAAGCCTTGCCCCTAGTTGCCCAATGACGGGCTGCCCCAATATCGGGCTAGGGCGACGCTCTAAGCGTCTAAATTAGTTGCTCGCCAGATATCGACGATGCGCCCAATTATGTCTAAACATTCGCCGTCGGTATATAGCTCCCCGTCGGCGTTCATTATCGCGCTAACAAGCTCCAACGCCCGCCCGTCTAGCCCTAGCCCTGTCTCAATGTTGGCTAGTTCGCTCTCAATTCGAAGAACTTGCCCCGACGACGACGCGCTAGAGATCTCCGTGAATAGCTCCGTGTCATAATCTGCCCCGTTCATATAATCACCCCCCGCCGTCTAATTCGTTTACTTGTTCAATACAAAGCTTTAATCTCTCTCTAAAGCTTTTATTTATACTTGTTAGCCGTTCAATCTCGCGGTTAAATATGTTGATTAGTTCGGCAATATTCGTCGCCCCGCTAACCGATAGCCGAATGATCCCGTGATCTGGTGGGCGATACCCTAAATAGTTGTCGATCCCCCACGCTGTTAGCTCATTCTCAATGACGGCTAGAGCGTTATTTAGTAGGGCAGCTTGGCTTAATTGTTGATCAATCATTACGCCCGCCCGTCTAAACGTGCGCGACGTTGCGCAACTATCCGCGCCCGTCGCCCAACACTTGCGGGGTGGCGACGACGACAAGCTGCCCGCTGCCATCGCTCCCCAATATACGCACCACCAACAACGACGGCGACAATCGACAAGACAAGCCCGCCGATAGCCCCAAAATAATTAAGCGCATCGCCTAGCGTCGTGATCTCGTTAGACATCACGCCCCCGCCCATTGCGGATCATCACAAACGGCGACATAGCCGCTATCGGTGCTGCCGATAACCCAAGACCCGCCCCAATTCTGGCGGGCGACATATTGGCTAAACGCTTGGGCGTAATTGTTGGCAACATCTAGCGCATAGTCCCAACTAACGACAAGCCGCATAGGATCACGCCCACCATCGGCACGACATACCGCTATTCGACTGCCCCGATTATTAGTTGTCGGCAAATATTTAGCCGACAAGCTCACTCTATAAGTTTGCCTAATCTGGCAAGCCTTAATTGGCTCTAACTGTTTCGTATCCATATATATAGACTCCCATCTATTTATTCACGGGGCGGAATTGCCCCGCTAGTGCCTAGTCGCCCTACGACGGGCGCACCCCTAACGGGCTAGGCTGCCAACTTAATAGAACTCGCCCCCACACTCGCAACGCTTATCGGCGATATCGATAGGCGTTAATTCTTCACACTCTTGGCACCGTCGGCACTCGCAAAGACTAAGCAGCTCGCCACAGACATAACAATAGGTGATCTCGCCCCTAGTTCGGATCACAACGCCCCCACATTTGCGAAACCGTTAAACCCGTCGCCGATAATCGTATCTACTAATTCATCAAGCGTAGAAAACTTACTAAACAACTCCAACAACTCGCCACGATTAGCAGCCCAACACTCCCCCACTAGATCATCGTCATCTAACGAATAAACCCCGACATAGTGGGTGGCATTAGGGCTAGGCACGCTCGCATCATCAGTAATATAAACACGGTGCTTAATAGTTTCACCATAAATAGCATCGCAACCGCCACCCGTAAAAGTATAAACGAATGGCAACCCCGACAACTTAGCGAACTCGTTAGCTGCTCTCTCTTGATCTTCGTAATGACTAGACATAATAAGCACCACTCCCGAAGTGCAAAGATCATTTGACTAATGATCTATCCATAACAATATACCAACAATAAACAAAAGTCAAATACCCCCCAACAAAACAACTAGGCGCAGTTGCTCCGATATTACGAATTAACCGATGCGAACACTCTTAAGCTGCCAACGATGCCCCGATGGCGTGTCGAAATTGCCACCGGCGGGGGGCGGCTGCTCCCTAACTTTACATAATGGCTATTATGAGCGCACAATAGACGCAGATCCAAAGGCACGACGACGCACCGACAAGGCGGGGGTGCTAGGTGGGGGTCTGCCTTGGCGCGGGGGGCTATAGATATGTATAAGGGTGTGTCTCTGTGTGTGGTTTTGTGGCCGCTGTGGGTGGGCGACGAGAACGTTTTGCCATAGAAAAAAACGGCAAAAAAAGAGGCATGTCGACAAAGGGTGCTGGTTGTCGCTGCGAGCAAGCGAGCGTATGCGAGTGCGCTAGGTCAAACGTATGTGCGACAGGTGCTTCCCCCCACTGTTCACTCTTTGTGAGAGTTGGTAGCCGTTAGCCATTGTTTTAGCCGACACCATGTTTAACTAGTTGACGTTAGTTACGCTGCTTCTCTACATGACATAGAGATCTACCCCTGTTCCCAGGTGTTCAATGCCCCGCACCTTGCAAGGGGTGTACGGCCGTGAGTTGCGGTTGTGATCGTAGCAGACAGTTTTGTTCGTTGCTACTGTTCGAAGAAAATAATGTTGGCGGGTAGGGAGTCCGGAACTTTCCTTCAACCACGGTAGGGATGCTCAACGGTACCCGCCAACGTCTGTTAGTGTATCATGTTGTTATGGCTTCACGCAAACCTAAAGGTATTGTCGACGATATTTATAAAGGTGTTACGAATATTGTTTCGCCGTGGCTTGGTACACCCCCTGGGGAGTTGAAGCAGGTTACACAGTTTAAGCAGGCTACTCGTGTGGCTGCGGAGACTTTGGATCAGACTGTTGCTGGTGGGATGATTAAAGCTGGGACACAAGGGAATAAGGCTTTGGTGAAGCAGGCTGGTGTTAATGCGGCTGCGTTGGCTACCGGCTATGTCGCTGGCAAAATAACGCAAAAAGTTTTACCTCTTGTGCAAACAAAGTTAGGTAACGAAATTGGTGTACATCTTTCAGACACCAACAAGTTGCGAAACATTACTTTTTCTTCCGATCGAATAGGAAAAGGTATTGGACCTGGCCGTACTAATGTGCCTCAACCAGAAACAACTTTTAAGTTTTCTCCATACCGTGATGTAAAAAATGGTGTTCCTGTTGGCTCTATTTCAAAAAACGATTTGGCTTACAAAGTTGCGGATTTTAATTTAGATGTAAGCCAAAAATTAAATAAAAACCCTCAACTGTATGCGTATGTAACTAAAAGCAAAGTTGGAGTGCGCGACCCTAATGTTAATCCAAACATTCCGGCGTATATGGTGCCAAATCAACGTGTTATAGGTAAAGCAAAACTAGACGATTCTGGGTTTTTAGAATTTGGCAATCCACGGCGAGAAACACATATGAAGCAAAACACAGAATCAATTTTGAAGGCTTTACTTCGTGCAGAAGAAGTTACGCAATCTAATGCGCAAACAACTTTGAACGCTGTTCGCGGTGTTGCGGGTGTGGCTACACAAAAAATTGGTACTAAACTAAACAACAAAAATAAACGTCGTTAATGGTTGCTGGCCGTTCGGGGCGGCGACAAGTACCGCCGCAAGATGTGGCACGATACTGGCAGGCACGAGCCTCAGGTATGTCTATAAAAGAAGCAGCGAAGATAGCTGCGGTCCATTACAACACGGCACAAAAATGGGATGCTAAACGGCGTGTAGCACAAGCCGATTTGGAGTTGGCACGTATTGATAAAGGGAAGGTACGTAAACAGGAAGGCGGTGTGCAAGCCGATCAATGGAAACAGGTTATGGATGTTGCTGATCTGCCACCGGTTATTCCGCATGACCGGTTGTGTCCCGAGGCGCAACAAGCTTTAGTTGATTTCGACTATTTCCGTAGACGTTATCTGGGTCGTGTGCCTTCGCCGTGGCAGGTTGATGCTGCGTACAAGATTGTGGCATGGTTGGAGTCACCGGAGAAAGAGTTTGTTTGTTTGAACGTGCCGCCAGGTGCAGGTAAGTCGACGTTGTTTCATGATGTTGCGGTGTGGATGATTGTTCGTAACCGTAAGATTCGTGTGTTGATCGGTTCTGTTACACAAACGTTGGCAAAACAGTATTCGCGTCGTATCCGCGAAACCCTTGAACGGCCGTTTCCGTTGGAACCTGATGCGATTCTTGTGGAGAAAGGGTTGGCTTTGAACGCTGAAGCCTGTCTATCTATTGACTATGGCAGGTTTAAGCCGCAGTCGTCTGGTGCTTTGTGGCGGGCAGAAGAATTTGTGGTTGAACAAGAATCTTTGGGCGGTCTAGACAACAAAGAGCCGACAGTTTCGGCGTACGGTATTGACTCAGAGTTCATCGGACATCGCGCCGACCTATGTTTGTTTGACGACGTTGCATCCTCGGAGAACAGCAAGGAATCAGTTGCGCGAGACAAACTGTTGGAACGGTGGGATACGATGGCCGAAGCACGATGCGACCCAGGTGGCCTGTTGGCCGTAATAGGGCAACGTTTGGGTTCCGGTGATTTGTACGCACATTGTCTCTCTAAAATCACTTACGAAGATTTCGAGGACAACTACGACGGTTCCGATGTCACCGACCAAACCACTAGTGTCGAGCCTGAAAAAAAATCCAAATATCATCATCTTGTCTACAAGGCATACTACGACGAGTTGGACACCGGTAAGGAATCTAGACGGGTGAACGCACCAGCATGGCCTGACGGCCCTCTGTTGGACCCGTATCGTTTGTCGTGGAAAGATTTATCGTACATCCGATACAGTACCCCACAAAAATTTGATGTCGTCTATCAGCAACAAGACTTGGCGCAAGGCACATATCTGATCGAAAGGGTGTGGGCTACCGGTGGCATGGGGCCTGACGGTGTGGTGTACCCAGGGTGTATCGATCAGGAACGCAGACCAGGTTACATTCCGCAAGATTTACGGCCACCGATCATTTCGATTGCTTCCGTTGATCCGTCGCCAACAATGTTTTGGGCTATCCAATGGTGGCTGTATCAGCCTGAAACGAACCTTAGGTACCTTGTTGATGTTGAGCGTTGCAAACTTACAGCAGAAGAACTGTTGGGTTACGACACTTCTACACGCACCTATTCAGGGATTATGGAAGAATGGCAGAACAGGTCTTTTGACATGGGATATCCGATCTCCCATTGGATAGTTGAAGTAAACGCTGCGCAACGCTTCCTGTTGGCACACGATTTTGTGCGCAAATGGCAGTCGTTACAAGGAGTAAACGTTGTCCCGCACACCACGAGCCGAAACAAACTGGATGAAAACTTGGGTGTCGAAGCTTTGCTACCCCCGTTGTGGCGTACCGGTCAGGTCAGGTTGCCGTCTATGCGGGAGAACTGGAAAACGTTGGCGTTCGTTGAGGAGATGTGCAGTTGGACCCGTAACAAAAAGAACGGTACCGACCTTGTGATGGCGCATTGGTTCGCAGAGTTACATGTTCCGCAGTTACGCCCGTCTGTAGCCCCGCCGCGCATGTGGCGGCCTTCATGGTTCGTGGCGTGATACTATAACAGCACTTATGTTAAGGAGAAGTCATGGCCGCTAAAAAGAAACCAGCAAAAAAAGTTCAAGAACCATCACCTGTTGGCGATTATCTAGATAGACGGGAAGAACAAAAATACGGGTCACGTGTAGTTGGCGGCGAAGCAAACTATATGCCTGGCGATATGTCTAAAGCAAATCGAGTTTACAAAGAAAGCGGATTTGCTGCTAGGTCAACCCTAGAACAATTAAAATCATTTATGCGTGGCGGCGGGCTTCGTAGCAGCGGCAGATAAGGATACGCATTGCGTACAGTTGAAGAAATTGTTGAACTCTATAACCAGAGGCGCATAGCGGCTGGACCTGTCCACAACCAGATGCGGCGCGTACGCGAACTAGCAAACGGTGACGTAATCGTACCATTAAACGAATTAGACAAAAACGCTAAAGCCTCAGTAGCAAACCTGTTGGTACAAGGCTTAGATCAAATGTCCATGCGTGTATCCAGCACCATGCCAACACCATACTTCCCACCAATCAAAGAAGGCTCAGAACGAGCAAAATCTTCTGCACGTCAACGACGCAAAGCAATGCTATCCATCTGGGATGAAAACAAAATGCAAATGAAACTACGTCGACGCGCCCGACACCTACTCGGCTACTCGCAATCGGCTGTAGTTCTCAAACCAAACTTCCGCACACTCACACCAACATGGACTGTACGCAACCCGTTAGACACATTCGCCGCACCGGTAGACGACCCAGACAACATGCTGCCAGACGACTGCATCTTCACCTTCCGCGCATCAGCATCATACCTTCTCGCCAACTACGGGCAAGAACTATCAGACAAACTACGCATGGGCAGAGTTGATTCGGACAGCCGATACACCATGCTCGAATACGTTGACGCAGACTCGTTACAGTTAATCGTTCTCGGCGCAGAAGATAACCCGTCACTCAACATCGCTGAACGCGCAGGACTAAACGCTTTAGGTTTAGAAAACATCCCGAACCGCACCGGTATGCCATTAGCTGTTGTAGCAAACAGAATCACACTTGACAAACCCCGTGGACAATTTGATGGCGTTATGGGAATGTATTACACTCGCGCTCGCCTACAAGCGTTAACAGAGATCGCTATTGAGCGCGGTATTTTCCCTGAAGAATATCTTGTTGCCCGTGTCGGTGAGAACCCAGAAATACTCCAGTTAGCTGACGGCAAAAACGGTGTACTCGGTGTCGTCAAAGGTGGAGACATTCAACAGTTACAACTCAACCCAGGCTACAAAACCGATACAGCGTTAGACCGTCTTGAACGCCAAGAACGACTTGAAGGTGCTATCCCAGCAGAGTTCGGTGGCGAATCAGGATCAAACATCCGCACAGGTCGACGCGGAGATTCCGTACTGTCAGCAACAGTTGACTACCGTGTACAAGAAGCACAATCAACATTCGAAGCATCATTGTTCGAAGAAGATAAAGTCGCTATCGCAATCGAAAAAGCCTATTGGGGTGACGTAACAAAAACGTTCTTCATTCCGTCACGATCATCAGTCGGACAAGAAAGCTATGTAGCAAACAAAATTTGGGAAACCGACTTCCACTATGTTGCATACTCGGCAGCAGGCTCAGACGTAAACAGTCTCATCATTGGCTTAGGGCAACGACTTGGCACAGGGCTAATGTCAAAAGAATCGGCACGAGAAGCCGACCCACTAATCACAGACCCAGAACTAGAACATGACCGCATCGTTGCCGAAGGTGTCGAATCGGCGTTACTGTCATCCATTCAACAGCAAGCAGTAAACCCGCAAGGCCCATACCAGCCAGACGACCTCGCCTACCTGACATCGCTCGTACTAGAAAAAGACGTAACACTTTACGAAGCAGTCAAACGAACAGACCAACGCGCACGTGACCGTCAGGCCGCAGCAATGCCACAAGGCGCACCAGAAACAATGCCAGGACTCGCAATGCCAGGCATGGGCGCAGAAGCACCAGTACAAGGACCACAGGGCGCACCACCGTTGGAAGCACTATTAGCACAACTAGGGGCATAAATGGCTGAACAACTCCCAATCTCCACGGCATCAAACCAACAGTACGGTCAACGTTTAGCGCAACAACGCGCACAAGAAGCCGTACCGATGGCGCAATCCCCAACAACAGTTCCTTCACCGGTAAGAGAACGACCACAACCAGCACCAGCAGGTTCTTTTGTTGCGTCAACAGCGCGACCTAACGAACCGATTACAGCTGGTGCATCATTTGGCCCAGGTATGGGTCCTGTAGCTGCAGGTATTCCTATGTTGCCACCATCAGCCGACAATGTGATGGAAGAACTTAAAGCGATCTATCAACGATTTCCAAACGGTGATCTTGCTGATCTAATTGATTCAACTTTGCGCGAAGGATACTAATGTCAACGACATCATGGCTTAATGCCATTGACGAAGACACGGTACTTGCCCAAGCAAAAGCGTTAAACGAAAACCAAAACCGTTTAGCAACTACCGCAACCGTTGATTTGTCGCAACGTATCGGAGAAATTTATCGTGCTAACCCGTGGATGAAAGCTGGCGAAATTTTGGCGTTAGCAAAAGCGCAGGCTTCCCCTGAACTTGTTAATGCGACATCTGATTTGTCTGCAAATCAAGTACCGAACCGTGTTGACCCACCAGATCAAAAAGGTTGGTTTCGAAGAAATATCCATGACAAACTTAAAACAGGTACTCGTTGGACTTTTGCTGCATTGAACGCTGGCCCTGAATTAGCGACCAATGTTGCTTCGCAACTGTATTCAGAAAACGACCCTAATGGTTTTGACGGTTGGTTTAAGTCAACATCTTTGGGAACGATGCTTGCTAATTCTGAACAAGCAGGCGAAGGATATTTTTTGGGTGGCGAAGCGGCAGTTAAACAAGCCGAACGCGCACGTCAAGTCCGTGGCACAATTAACGGCAAAGCGTGGACTGTTGGCCGTGGTGCTGCGAATATTTATTTTACTCCAGGCAGTAAAGAATACAATTTTTTGTCAGGTTTTCTTGATGCTGGGGTAACAATTTTTGCCGACCCGACCGTTGTTGGTAGCAAAATTTCTGGTGCTGTTAAATCTTTGCGGTTTATTCCTGCTTTGGCTAAAGGTGCAGAAATTTCTGCGGCAGCAAAAATTGCTGAACGTGGCATTGCTGGTTTAAGTCAAGCGGAAGAAATAGCATGGAACGCATCTAAGTTTCGTTCGTTCATGGTAAAAGACACTCGCGCTAAAGCGTTGGTTGGTCGTTTAGTTGAAAACGATGATTCGTTTGACATTCTTTCAGATTTGTTTAAGTACAAAATTGATCCCGATGTGGCTGTAAAACTGGCTGACGCTAAAAACACAGAACAGGTGTTGGCTTTGATCGGTCAACAGGCTGACAGAATGAGTCAGGCTGGTCGAAGTATTTTGCCTGAATATATTACCGAGTTGCCTGGTGCGCAACGCCGAGAGTTTTTGCGAGAACGTTTGCCTGGTTTTAATTCTTGGCGTAATAGTTCTTTTTTGACTCCAGTAACACGTTTGCTAACTGAAGTCCCTGATGTCAAGTTAGTTAATGGTTCTTCAATAGATCGTGCTAATGCGGTAAAATCTTATGAAAATTGGATGAAAACTGCTGGCATAAATACCGAGATTGGTAAAGGCAGAGAGTTTCTTAAACAAGCGACGGTTGCTTATTCTACAGGTTTGGAAAGTGAAGTTAAATCAACTTACGAATTATTTGAACAAGTTGTTACGGAAGTTTTAACTAAACCTGTTCTTGAAGAATCCGGTCAGGTTGCTGGATATTTGGGGTTAGAACCACAGTTTGTTAAAGAATTATTTACTCGGACAAGGCAGAGTCTTGATGAAACTCGACGTTATTTTATTGACGCATCAGGCAACCCAACTGACGCTGGTTTTGTAAAAGCGATGATTGATGGCGGGTACATTGACAACATAGATGACATTGCGCCTGGGGCATTAAATTCGCTTCGTTTACAAGGCCCAGGTTCAATCGTTGAATTGTTGGATTCGGCTTTAGTTCTGCCTGATGTTCGGGTAACTCGACGAATAACAACTGATCCAATTATTAAAGCAGCTCTTTCTAAACAAAATGGCGATCCACGTTTTGCGATAGTAGCCGCTGATTATTTGCAAAATGAAATTTGGAAACCGTTGGCTTTGGCTACCGGTGGTTATGTTATGCGCAACATGATTGACGCACAGTTGCGCATGGCGACATTAGGTAAAGCATCATTTTTTAATAAACCGTGGGAATACGTTATGTGGGCAGCTCACAAAAAAGCACCTGCTTCTATTGTCGGCAAAGAATTTGATGACTTTATTACAAAAACTGCCCAAAATTGGGATGAAGAAACCGATTTTTTTGCTAACGCAATGAACGATGGTATTCGTAAAAACCTTGATGACCCAATAACTGAGACAGCCAAAGCAATTAAATCAGGTAATTTCAAAACCTATAATCGCACCGCCGAACGCGATGAATGGTTAGAGGCTTTGCAATACGAATATCAACAAATTGCGTTTGACCCGATTATGAACGCTTTATCTAAAGGTATTGGTACGGACACGATCATTGATTATTTGCGTGAAGCACCAAAAGGTCAAAGGGCGTTAGAAAGTTTAACAAAGTTTTTGCAGGGTGGTTTCCGTGTTGTTGACAAAAACGGTTACGGTCAAATGTTGCGGGTGCAGGAAGTTGATGACAAAGTTTTACGAGAATGGATTGAACGTTTAGGTGATTCTCGTGTCGCATTAAAAACTGGTGGCGACGAAGAAATGCGATTTATTCTTGGTCATCGTCGAGTTCCGATGGGTGACAGAATTACTGTTGACCCACGCGACTTAGAAGGTTCTTATCTTGATGGACCCGTAACACCAGGCAGAGGTTCATTGGTGCGTCTTGGTGTTGACGAAAATGGTGACGAAATTTTAGGGGTTGTGGTTGATGCAACAAATGACGCTCGATGGGGTGTTCAACAAGTTTCAAAATATGATGTGTTTGACACGCCTGAAGGCAAATTAGAATTTGCTGAATACATTAAAAGCAGAGCAGCCGATCCTGCATACAACGCTAAATTACCGCAAAACGTTAAAGGCCCTGAATACATCCGTCAGGCTGACGGCAATTTGAAACAACAGTTCCAAACAGGAAAAGACAAAGTGACCGACTGGTTCTTTGGTTCGCTTTATGGCACAGGACAAAAATTGCTTGAACGTTCCCCATTGTTTCGCCAATTTTATTACGAAGGCGTAGCCCGTTATGCGGATTTGCTTTCAGTAGAAGAAGCAACAAAATTTGTTAAAACCGTTGACCGACTTGCCAAAGATTACGGCATGACAAAAGAAGCATTTGTTGGTGGTCAAAAAACATGGAAAACAATACAAACCAAACTTGCTGCGGCTAACGGCGAAGGAACATTGCAACAATTAGATGACTATGCGCAACTTCGTGCAGCAGATTTAACCAAAGAATCTTTGTATAATGCTCATTCACGGAACAATCTTGAAGACATACTTCGTATCGTTGTTCCTTTCGGTGTTGCTTATCGAGAAGTTATGTCAACTTGGGTAGGTCATTTGTTGGAAAACCCTGCCCGTATTCGTCGCGCACAACTGATCTATAACGGCGCAACAAACTTTGACCCAGATAATGACGGGCAAGGTTTCTTTTACCCTGATCCAGTTACTAACGAAAAAATGTTTAACTTTCCTTTTTCGGGAAGTTTGACAAAATTGTTGACAGGTACAGAAGCACAGTTGCAAGCACCCGTAAAACGTTTGTCGCTTGGTTTGCAAGTTATTCCTAGTGTCGGCCCTATGGTGCAATTAGCGGCATCAAAATTATTGCCGGATACACCTAAAACAGATTTTATTGCCGAAATTTTGTTGCCTTATGGTCGTAAAGAAGGAGTGCAATTTACCCCAGGTTGGCTTTCAAAACTGCAATCAGCCATTGAAGCAAACCCAGGCAAACTTGATTCCATTTACGCAAACACATACATGGAGACTGCGCGGGCGTTGTCGGCATCAGGAGAATACGATCTTGCTAACCCTCTTGAACAACAAAAACTTTTTGATGACGCTAAAAGCAAAGCAAGAATTTTGACAGGTTTGCGAGCGTTATCTCAATTCATTGGACCTACTTCGGCTACAACAGAATTTATTGTTCCAACTAAAGACGGCGATGTTATGGCTTCGTTGTTGACAAAAACTTTTTATGATCTACAACAACAAAACTATGACACGGCTGTACAGGAGTTTATTAAAAAATTTGGTGGCGATGCTTTCATGTATCTGTCATCAAAAACTAGAAGTCAGCAACCTGGATTGTTGGCTACGGAACAGTTTGGGGATTGGGAACGCACAAACCAAGATTTGTTGCGTACATATTCTGAAGTAGCAGCCTATTTTGCTCCAGGTGGTGATGACTTTTCTTTCTCTGTTTGGGAACGCCAAATTCGAACCGGTGGTCGTAAACAGTTAGACGATCAAGAAATGCTGACTTTGGCTCAATACCGTATCGGTTCGGCTTTGTATCGTGACCTGAAAGCCGAAGTCGGTCAGTACCCTAAGCAGGAAGAACGAGATTGGTTGGCTCGTCAACGGCTCAAAATCCACGAAAAGTATCCAGGTTTCCCACCTAAAGCAGTTTTTGAAGTAAACAAATCAGATGTCCGTATTGCCCAATTAAAGCAAATTGTTGTTGATCCGAAACTTGCCAACAACGAAATTGCTAGTGCTGTGCGCGACTATTTGCGTTATCGAGATGAAGCGTATGCTGATGCTGCGGCTTTGGGGTTGCGTGATTTGTCAGGTAAAAAAGCTGAACCGTTGCGTGATTGGCTATATTCGATTGGGTCGGCTTTGGCTGAACGTGTACCCGACTTTCAACGTTTATGGGATCAGGAACTATCATCTGAGGTAGATGAATTATGAGTGACACAGGCACAGATATTACTAGCGAAACAGGAATCGATGTTGAACCACGCCCAACGGTGAATACTGTTGGTGATAGTTTTTCGTTGCCTTCAACTTATCAGTTCCCTGCTCGTCAAGTTGTGCCATCTACCGCTGCTTTAGTTAACACCGATGCAGGTTTAGAACAAGGTTTTTTCAAACCGACTGTCGGCCCTGTACCTGTCGGTCAAGACAAATTTTTGTTGTACGAAGGTCCACGTCTTGTAAACGAACGTGGAGTTATTACAAACCGTGGAGTTTATGATCCTGATGAGGCTTACGGTATTTTGGCTTCGATTAAAACCAAAGCTGAACGGATGACGTTGCAAAACGAACTGTACGCGCGTGGTCTTTATGGTGGCAGTAAACCATCTGTGTCAGGTTTTGATAGCCAAGATGTTCGTGCTATGGAACAGTATTTGTTGTTGGCTAATCGTTTTGGTGTTACTGCCGATAGTTTGCGTTCACCGGCTTTGGCTTATTTGCGTTCCGAGTATCCGGTTGTTGAGAAGGCTGGTGTTCGTGTTCGTGTTTCTTCTAAAGAGGATATTAGTGAAGTGTTGCGTGGGGAGTCGTTGCGTTTGTTGGGTCGTGCTATGACCCCTGCCGAAGTTCGTGATGCTGTTTCGTATGTGCAACAATCGCAGACGACTAAACAGTTGTCAGGTGGGGATGTTCCTGCGTTATCTACTTTAGGTGAGTTGGCTGTTGGTGAGGGTCGTGAATCTGAGATGCAGGTGCAAGGTGCGGCTCGTGCTGCTTCCGTTCTTGAAAGGTTGTTAGGTCGCTGATGGCTGCTAAAAAGAAAAAGAAACCTGCTGTTGTTTCGTGGGAAGAAACTTTCAAACAAAAATTTCCGCAATACGCATATCTTCTTGACGAAACAATATTTGGCGCAGATATGGGTGACGTGTTGCGTCGAGCAGTTACCGAAAATTGGTACGACTCAGATCAATTAGAAACCTTGATGACTCAAGGTGTTACTGGAACTGGCTATTACCGCAATACCACTACAGCACAACAAGCATTTGATAAATCAACTCCAGCGAACCAGCAGGCATCGGTTGATAAGTATTTGACGGTTTTGAAAGACAAATACGGTAATCTACAATTCACAGATTCGCAGTTGGCTGAGATAGCAAAGAAATCTGCACGAGATCAAAAGAACGATAAATCTTTAGAACTCTTTGTTTATCAACAGGCTTTGTCCACGGTACCTGGGGCAACGGGTTTTGTTGCTGCTACACCTGCGTCACGCGCATTGTCGTCTGCTGAAGCCAACAGTATCCGTGCTATTGGTCGAGATTATGGTGTGAAGTTATCAGATCAAGAAGTCCAAGATGTTTTGACTGGCCGTAAATCGAAAGAAGATTTGCGTCAATCTTACAGAATGGTTGCCCGCAAATTGTATAAGGGTGCTGAAGAAGACATTGATGGCGGTCTGACCATTCAACAAGTTTTTGCTCCTTATCGACAGTATGCCGCTGCGTTGTTAGAAAAAGCCCCTGACCAAATTGATTTCATTGACGCAAACGGTGTACCAACGATGTACGCTGATGCTTTGCAAGGGCAAGATGGCCCGATGTCTTTGGGTCAATGGATGACTACTTTGAAAACTAATCCAAAGTATGGTTATCAGTACACGAATCAGGCTAATGCCGAGGTTTCGTCTATGGTTTCAACTTTGGAGAAAGCGTTTGGTTTGCGTATATGAGTGATATGAGTTTTAGCGGAGATCTGCTTGATCTTGGTATTGCGCCCCTTACGCCTGAACAGCTAGGTCAGATTGATCCTGAGGCTTTGGCTGCGGCTGGCACACCTGGTTCTGTTCAGGAAACAACACCTGTCACAACCACTACAACAACACCCGATACAACAACACCCGAAACCGAGGCTGAACGTATCGCTCGTTTAGATCGAGAAGAATCAGCTCGACAGTTTAATGCAGGTCAAAGAGTACAGGAAGCACAAACACAACAGAACAGGGCAGATGCTTTTGCGCGTTTACGTGCTTTGTTGGGTCGGGTTGGTTTAGGGGCTTTAGAAAGTAATGTGCGAGATTTGATTGCTCGTGGAGTTACCGATGATAATGCTATTTTGTTTGAGTTGCGGGAAACGGAGACTTTCAAAACCCGTTTCAAAGCCAATGCTGCTAGAGCCAAAAAAGGTTTACCAGAACTTGACCCATCAACTTATGTGGGGTTAGAACAGTCTTTCCGTGAAACGTTAAGGTCAAATAATTTGCCTATCGGTTTTTATGACGAAACAGATGATTTTGCAAAATTCATTGAAGGTGATGTGTCGCCTGCCGAATTACAGGATCGTATCCAACAGGGGTATCGCAAAGTGTTGGATGCTGACCCTGAAGTGAAACGGCAGATGCAAGAACTTTACAATGTTGGTGAACAAGAGTTGGCTGCTTATTTCATTGACCCTGATCGTGGTGTTGTGGCTTTGAAACGTCAGGCTGAGGCTGCGAAGATTGCGGCACGAGCCAAAGAGCAAGGCCGTATCCAGTTGGAGTCTGCCACCGCTGAGGAGATTGCGGCACGTGGCATCACAGCACAGGAAGCCGAAGCAGGGTTCACGGCTTTAGGTTTGCAACAAGGTCTGTTTACCGAGATGATGGGCGAGCAGGCTTTGACACAGCAACAAAAGGTTGGGGCCGCACTTGGCTACGATGTTGAAGCGCAACGAAAACTCGCTGAACGTAGAGGAACCCGCAAAGCGGCGTTCCAAGGTGGCGGCGGGTTCGCTAAAACTACTGGCCAAACATCAGGTACCGTACAAACCGGTCTTGGTGTAGCCGAATAATTCGTATACTTGACAACCACCCTTAGTGGTCATATACTCACATCTATCCCATTAGGGATAACCGTCGGACCCCCCGATTTCGACGTGTAACACACGGGTGAGATTGCAGCCATTTTGACCCCTCCGGTCAAAATGTGGGCAGAAGGAGTGGGTCATGTCAGATGCAAACTACGAGTTTGAAGAAGACGCTAAGGACCAGGTTGAACGGAATCCAGTACGCGCACAGCTTCGAAATCTTGAAGCTAAGAACAAAGAACTGGAAGCCAAACTGTCAGCAGCAACAGAAGCCCAACGCAAGTTGGCGTTTGTGGAAGCAGGCGTTGATATTAACGCACCTTCTTCACGCTACTTTGTTAAAGGTTACGAAGGCGAAATGACAGCAGAAGCGATCCGACAAGCCGCCCAGGAAGTGAATCTCATTGGTGCTACGCAAGTGAAACCGGAAGTTCAGGCAGAACAAAATGCTTGGAACAGGGTGTCAAAGGCAAAAAGTTTCGGTGATAACAGCGAACCTGAAGTGGATTGGAATACCAAAATCCGTAACGCCAAATCTCAAGACGAAGTTATGCAGGTATTGACTCAAGCAAGTCAGGCATCACAAAACATCTAGCCTCAAAGCAAGTCTTTGGGGAGAAAGACCTCAAAGGTCATGGCAATTACACAAGCAAGTTCACTATCAGTCGATCAGACAGCGTTTGACCAAATCGCATATTTCGCGCTTCGCGCAGAAATGCTTTTTGACGCTGCAGCAGACGTTCAACCTGTTGCACAATCAATGCCTGGTTCATCAGTTAAGTTCACGATTTTCTCGGAACTCGCTGACGCAACATCAACACTCGCAGAAACAACCGATTTGACTCCGACAACAATGGCGGACAGTCAAGTTGAAGTTACTCTTGCAGAGTACGGCAACACAATTAACACGACAGCAAAACTTCGTGGAACTTCGTTCCTTGACGTTGACGCTGTTGCAGCCAACTTGATCGGTTACAACGCAGGATCGTCAATCGATACTGTTGTCGCTAACGTTTTGAAGGCTGCAACGAACGTGATTTACGGTGGTGGCGGTTCAACAACCCCATCATCGAACGCCACAGTTCAAGCAGAAGACATCATTGAAGCGAACGATGTTCGTATCGCTACAGCACAGTTGCGTGGTTCAAAGGCACAGTCATTCAACGGAATGTACATGGGTTTCATTCACCCAGACGTTTCGTACGATCTTCGCCGCGAAACCGGTGCAGCGTCTTGGCGTGACCCGCATAACTATGTGGATACAGCAGGTATTTACAATGGCGAAATTGGCGCATTTGAGTCAATTCGTTTCATTGAAACTCCTCGCGCACCATTGGATTTGACTGGTGGATCAGCTTCAACAGTTGACCTCTATCAGACAATCATCATGGGTCGTCAATCATTGGCGAAGGCACACTCGATCACAGACGGCAACGGAGCATATCCGAAGGTTGTGCGTGGTCCAGTAGTGGATTCGTTGATGCGTTTCAATCCGGTTGGTTGGTACTGGTTGGGTGGCTACGGAATTTTCCGTCAGGCAGCTATCCGTGTTATCAACACATCGTCTTCACTTGGTGGCGCATAAACCCATCTAGTTGAAGTAAGTTAATAAATGAATGTAGGGCCAGGCAGTTCCCCTTCTGTCCTGGCCCTACTTTCGTATGGTGTATAGTGTCCGTGTGAGAGGTTCTTATGTCGATTTCTAATTATGCTGAATTAAAAATTTTGGATCACACGACGGGTAGAGCGGCGTGGACTATTCCTACAAACGTGTATGTGAAGCTACATACTGGTGATCCTGGTGAGGCTGCAACATCTAATGCGGCTACTGAAACTACTCGTAAGGTTGCTGCGTGGTCTGCGGCTGCTTCGGGTGCGATTGCTACTTCAGGAACTTTGGAGTGGACTAATGTTGCGGCAACTGAAACGATTACGCATTGGTCTTTGTGGGATGCTTCGACTGCGGGTAATGCTTTGTGGACTGGTGCTTTGTCGTCGTCTGCTGCTGTTACTGCTGGGGATACTTTTCAGATCACTTCGCTTACGCTGTCTCTCGATTAGTCGTAGGGGGTAAACCCTATGGCGCAGGCAGCAGTTACAGGTTTCGCAGAACCGTTTTCTGATACACGCCCGTTTTATCGTGGCACTTATTTTCGTGTTGTTAGTCGTACTGCTACGGGTTCTGGTGATGGTACTTCTGGGGTTGCTTCTGGTTCTGCTCAGATACGTTTAGGTCAGTTAACCGATTTTAGTTTTCCGTTTAGGAACGGTGGCCGTTTTTATCTTGGTGTTCGTGCGGTTCTTACTGTTACTGCTACGGCTTCGGGGTTGGGTACTGCTTCTTCTGTTGCGAATGTTTTGCGTCAACGTCAAGGAACAGGTAGCGGTACTGGTAGTGAAACTGGAATAGGGGTTCTTGTTGCTGTTCGTACGGCGACAGGTTCGGGTGTTGGAACTATGGATTCCACAGGTTTGCATATTGCGCCACGTACCGCCACAGGATCAGGTGATGGTACGGCAACAGTTATCGGTGCGCTTATCCCTGTTCGTACAGCAACGGGTTCGGGTGTCGGTTCGGGTACTGCTGTTGACATTGTTGTTAGTGTCCGTACAGCGACAGGTTCCGGTGATGGTGCCGGTACCGGTGTTTGGTTGTTGGTGTCTTTGCGTACAGCCACAGGGTCCGGTGCAGGTACAGAAACTGCTGTGGGTGCAAGAATTAACAGGCGTACCGCGACAGGTTCAGGTGTTGGTGCGGGTACAGCGGATTGGGATAAGTCACACATTTTCCGTGTGCCTTTTACAGACACATACGGTGGTGGCGCGTTCGGTATGTTCGATGTTGAGAACCGTTTAGGCTCGTACTACAAGAGTTATGTTCGTGGTCTAAACCTTTACAAGTTAACTAACGGCGAGTACACTACTGTGGAACAACGAGATCAAGGGCAAATTAAAAAATTGTGGCATGGTGGCAGGGATCATTTTTTGACTGATGTGGAATACGCTGAACTTGTTGCAGACGGATTCGGAGCGAATATAACCTGATGGCTATTTTTAGGACACCTACAGAGAACGTGGTTGCGGTGTTGCCCGTTGATGAAAACGAGTTGTCATCAGAAGAAAAGTTGGCTCAACGGTTGGCTCGGCATGTTGCGCCAAGTGCGCGTGGTATCAACGTGTTTTTGTTGACTGACGGAAACTATGTTGAGAGACAGCCTGGCGATATGGCTACTGTTGCTAAAACATATTATGGTGGTCACGACATTCAAGTTACGGCTACTGAGGTTGCTTCGTTGACGGCAGCAGGATATGGGGCGTACATTGAAGCATAGGGAAACTCATCCAGGTTTAGATGTCGAAGGCTGCTTCGGTTGTCGTATCGCACATTTCAATGTTTCGGCTGAGGCTATGCCTACACGCAAACCTGGTTCGAAACGGATCATTGAGAAAGAACGGGTGCTACATAAAGACCTTGACGCTTATCACCGGTTGCGTCAGGATGGTCAGCAACCTAAATCTATTGATGGTGCTGCGATTGTTGAGAAACGTGCTGAGGAGAACTGGCAGGTTGCGACAGGTATTTTGCCTGACAAAACCAATATCGTTGGCTAAATGCTTTTAACAATTTATGTGCCAACATTCAATCGGCCTGATATTGGGCCGTGTTTGGCTTCTATTGTTCCGCAACTTGTTGACGGTGTTGAACTTATTGTTAGCGACAATGACCCTGATGGTTACGCTGAACAGTTCGTTAAACAGTATCCGCAGGTTCAATACAGTAAACGGTTAAAGAACATTGATGGCGACCCGAACGTGTTTCGTGGCGTTACGCAAGGTTCCGGTAAATATGTTTGGGTGTTCGGTGACGATGACACAATGTTCCCTGGAACGGTTGATGCTTTGTTACCAATGTTGGATGGTGTTGATCGGGTGCTGCATTACACGGTTAAAAGCGGTGAAGTGAACCCAGGGTTCGTTGGGTTGATTCGAGACTATATGAACGGGTTGAAAGATAAATCTGTTTTGGTTGCTTCGACAACGATTACGTCTACGGTGTGGCGTAGGGATGCCATGAACGTTAGTTTGGGTTTAGATAAATTGGATACAAGATATCCTTTGGCTTGGGCTGGTTTGTGTATGCAAACAATCAAAGTTATGCCGACACCTACTTTGACTATTGGTGCCATCTATCGTGACAACGTGTTTTCGTATTTTGAGACTGTGATGGATGAGTATTTGCAGGCGTGGAGTCTGGCTGTTGGTGCAAACCGGATAGGTTTTGGGCAGGCGAACAGATGGAATTTTGTGAGTGTTGAATCGTGAACTACCAGTATTGGTTCGGTACTGAAGCATCCAAGTACGGGTATGGTGCCATGTTGGAAGGGTTCAGGTCAGGGTTGCCTGCCGATGTTGAGTTGCATGGTCAGGCTTCTGTTGCGGTGTTGATGTATAACCCGTCTTTGGTTCACGGGTTTTTGCGTGGGCAACATCGTGCGCTTTATACGATGTGGGAAACGACAGAGTTACCTGAAAAGTATTACAGATATTTAGATACTTACGATCAGGTTATTGTGCCGTGTGAACACAACCGTGAACTGTTCTCAAAGTATGCACCTAACGTTTCTGTTGTGCCGTTGGGTGTGAACGTTGACTATTGGAAGCCGACACCTAGACCGGCGAATAGCAGGTTCAGGTTTCATGCTGGCGGATCTATGTGGCTGCGTAAAGGGTTGGATGTCGTGGTCGAAGCGTTCGAGAAGGCTGGGGTTGACGCAGAGTTACATATCAAGGTGCCGATGAAACGGTTTGTACCGGATAGAGAATGGCCGTCAAACATTATTATCCATACGGGGTGGATGTCTAAAGAAGAACAGTTTAATTGGTTTAATCAAGCTGATTGTTTTATTGCGGCGAGCCGTGGCGAAGGGTTCGGGTTGATGCCTTTGCAGGCTATGGCTATGGGTATTCCTACGATTGTTACGCCGACTTCTGGGCAGGCACAGTTCGCTGATCTTGCTTCCGTGGTTGTTCCGGTTACATCTCAGAACTGCTCTGGTTACGAGATTGACAGTTTTGCTGGCTGTTGGGATGAACCTGATGTTGACGCGCTTGTAGAGGCTCTCAGAGGGGTCTGCGGGGCTTCTGACAGTTATAAGGCTGTGGCGTTGAATCGTGTTGGTCGGGTTGCTGAATACAGTTGGGATAAGTCGTGCCGCAAACTGTTGAACGTGTTACCTGTCGGCCACGTTTTAGATAACCCTGTGTTTGAACCGTATCTTTGTTTCGTAAAAGTTAGGGTGAACCGTGTTTGTGAGGCTGGGGTTAACAACGATCATTGGGATTTCGTGCCAGGGGTTGACTATATAGTGAACAACGGTGTCTATGATATATTGGTTAGAGCAAACTATATTGAGTCTTTCGAGATTCTGAAACGGAGCAACGATTATGCCAATGGTGGGAAAAAAGAAGTTTCCATACACGAAGAAGGGTAAAGCTGACGCTAAGAAGGCAGCCAAGAAAACTGGTATGCCGATGAAGAAAGCAAAAAACTACTAACAAATGTCAACTGCTGGTGCGGTACTAACTAGAGCCAGTCGCCAACTTTTATCGGGAACCGTTGAAGAACGAAACAAGTTAGCGACAACGGTTACTTCGGCAGACACTTCTATTGTGCTGTCCTACGATCTGGGTGGGTTCCGTGAAGGTTCA